GTAATGCTGTTGCCGCTCCTAATAACTATTGGAGTCCAACAAACGCAAGTGCAACGATCAATCTTTGGTTGGATGGAGCAGATAACAATACACTGACATTAAACGGGCCTTTGGTAACTGAATGGAGAGATAAATCGAGCATTGCAAACCATGCTATTCCTAACTCTGGTGAGGAACCTGTTCTTGCAACAGTCAATGGAATGAATGCAATCCGATTTACTGGGTTCAAACGTCTATTTTCCACAAATAGAGTAACAACCAGAGATTACAGAAATGTGTTCATTGTTGCCCAATACGAGGGTGGAACAGTGTTCTACAATGGAGCATACGGGTTCATGCCTTTGTTTAGTGGAGCAATTGATGGAGGTAGCGCAAACGGAAACTGCTTCTTTGGAACAAGTCTATCTCAATCATTTGCAAATAATACATTCTTAGGTGGCCCATTCTTTTTAAACGCAACCCAAGTATCCGCAGATGGAACGAATCGGGTTGTATTGCCACAACTAAATACCTCGATGGGATTCATTTCAGCCAACTCAGCATCAGCGGTTACTGTTGCAGGATACGGAATCGGAACATTGCGACAAATTTCCAACCCGTGGGATGGTGTGGTATGCGAAATTGTTTCTTACGGATCAACTTTAACATTGACTGACAGACAAAAAATGGAAGGGTATATCGCGTGGAAATGGAATTTAGTTTCCTTACTTCCAGCAGGACACCCTTATAAAACAACAAGACCAACCGTATGAACGACAACGCCACCAGCCACGGAATATTAGGTACGATTGTATCGACCACAGGATTTATAGTAAGTATGTTACCAGAAATAGAAGCGTCAATTAGAATTGGTGGTGGAATTATATCAATCATTGCTGGTATTTTGACTTGCATCTATATGGTGAAGCAAATTTTTAAATAAAATCAAAAAAATCAAGAACTTCAAATAACACTTGACCTATTTTGAGAATTCTACTCACATTGATTGTATGCCTTGCATTAACAAGCTGCATATCAATTCCCATTCCTCCAAGTGGAGACAAAATGGGAGACTATGGAAAAGTAGAAATTGGAATAAAAATCAGATACATACCAAACGACCAACTCGATTGGTTTAATCCTATCATTCCACAACCTAAATTATATAAAGACAAATGAAAATTGTAGATTACATCTTGGCTCGTCTCTCGGAATCGTCAACTTATCGTGGTGCGATTTTTCTTCTTGGTGGACTTGGTATTGCCGTTGCTCCTGAACAGGCCAACGCTATTGTCGCTGCATCAATGGCTGTTGTCGGAGCTATAAACGTATTCCGAAAACAAAATAAATAATGCTTTACAAATTAACCGTGATTGCATCTCGTGAAATAGGGGTGCAAGAAACTGGCGGAAATAATTGTGGAAAACGTATTCGTGAATACCAATCTGCAACTGAACTTACTCCAGCTGCATGGCCTTGGTGTGCAGCATTCGTTGATTGGTCTATTCGTGAATGGTTAAAAGATAAAGAAGTTGTCGATTGGCTAGGTTTAAAAAACAGCACTCCTGACAAATGGAGGCCAAAAACAGCTTTAGCATATGGATTAACATCATGGGCAAAACAAAGGCCAAATACAACTAAGGTTTACAATGAAAAAGATAGAGCAGTTGCTGGAGACATTATTACCTTTGATTTTTCGCATACAGGAATTGTTTTGGAAGATTGTGGCGACCATATTGTGACAATTGAAGGAAACACTAATGGTAGTGGTGGTAGAGATTCTGAATCTGGAGATGGAGTATGGAGAAAGATTCGCAAAAAATCACTTGTAAAAGATATTATTCGGATACACCCATCAAAAGCTAAATAAATATGGCAAATATAATACATAAATGGAAAAAAGTCCTAGCAGTTTCATGCAGTCATGCAAAATTTTGCGACAAAGAATCATTGGATGCTGTTTTAAAGTTCAAAAAAGACTTTAAACCACATACAACCATACACTTAGGTGACTTTGTTGATTTAACAAGTCTAATGTCTGGCGCAAAAGGATCTAGCGAGGCAGAACCACTTATTCCAGACATTGATACTGGATTAATGCACCTTAAAATGCTAGGGGCTAATGTAGTTCTTTGTGGAAACCATGAAGACCGAGCATGGAGACTGCAATCCAGTAACAATGCAGTTGTGGCTCATGCTGCATACAAGATTGTAGAAGCTATTGAAGATTGCTGTAAAAAACTCCGCGCACCACTTTTGCCGTGGGATGGGGTGTTTCAAATGTATAACCTCGCTGATATTGGATTCCAGCATGGTGTTCTTTACAATGAAATGGCTGCTAGAGACACTGCTGAAGCATTCTGCAATGGAACTAGGAGGAAGGTTGTGTTTGGGCATACCCATAAAGTTGCAATGCAGTCTGGACGTAATCTTGTTGGCGGAACTGGATACAATATTGGGTCTTTAACAAAAAGATCCTCGATGGAGTATGCAAAAACGCGAAGGGCTACCCTTGCTTGGACGAATGGATTCTTGTGGGGCGAGTATTGTGAAGAACTTAATCAGTCTTCTCTACACATTACATCACGGGAACAAGGACAGATTTGGAGATTGCCATGACCCCAAACGATTTTCTTAAAATTCTTCTTGAGGCAAGTAATAAATGCACAGATCCAGCACCAAAAGGATGGTATTCTAAAAATGATTTGTGCAAAATGTGGAATATCAAAAAAACTTCGTGTAAAGAAAGAATTACAGCAGGAATGAAGTTAGGACTGATTGAAAAAAAAGATTTCTATATTCCAAATGTAAATGGAATTTTATTTCCTGTGCCTCATTATTTTTTTAAAGATGAAAAAAAGCCTAAGAGTAAGAATTAACGGGCAAGTATGGACTATTAGTTATGGTATTCCGGGTAAAACCAATGGAATCATCGACGATGGATGCTGCGATTATGAAAAACGTAAAATTACAATCAATCGAAACTCAGAAAGCTCTCTTCTTAATGTATTATCGCATGAAGTGCTACACGCAAGGCTTCCAGACTTCAGTGAGGAAGCTATTGAAGAGCTAGGTTCGTTAATTGACGATATTTACGTTAAAATGAAGCAAGTTTCTTGAAATAATTTGACAAAAAATGATATTTTATATTACTTGTTAAAAATACCTTATGCCTCAATATAACTGGATTCCAAGCCCTCAAGGTTCTACAAATTGCGGTTGCGCTCCATTAAATTCAATGGACTGCAATTGGCCTAATGTGGGATCTACTGGTGCTACAGGTGCTACGGGAATCGGTTCTAGTGGAGCAACTGGGCCACAAGGTTCTACCGGCATTGGTGTACAGGGTGGTACTGGAGCAACGGGTTTGATGGGAGCAACAGGTATTGGATCGCAAGGATTGACGGGTTCTACTGGCGCAACTGGTTCTGGGGCAACTGGAGCAAGCGGAGTTCAGGGTTCCACTGGAGTGCAAGGCTCGACAGGTGCTACAGGAACAGGATCCACTGGCGCAACTGGAACATCTCCAGTAATTACTCGGCAGAGTTTTACATCTCATCCAATTCAAGTTGGGCTTAGAACATTTAACTATGCTTCCGCTGATATTGGGTGGACATATGGATCTAGGTTGCGAGCAGTTGCAAATTCAGCGTATCCTTACGACTGGGTTGAAGGAACGGCAATAAATGTAGCTTCTAATTTTGTAACTATTAATGTCGATAAAACTCAAGGTTCTGGAACATTTGCAGATTGGCAAATTGCGTTATCTGGAGATGGTGGATTAGGGGCCACGGGTTCTACTGGAGTTCAAGGGGCCACGGGTTCTACAGGCATTGGCGCAACAGGATCGACTGGCGTTATTGGTTTGGATGGCGCAACAGGAGCAACGGGGCCAAGTGGTGGCCCAACTGGAGCCACGGGCGTTACTGGGTTGGATGGCGCGACTGGATCCACAGGCGTTGTTGGCTTAGACGGAGCTACGGGAGCCACAGGAGTTGCTGGTTTAGATGGCGCAACTGGATCCACTGGCGTTATTGGTTTGGATGGTGCAACTGGCGCGACAGGTGTTATTGGGCTAGACGGAGCTACGGGATCCACTGGAATTGCTGGTTTGGACGGAGCCACGGGAGCCACAGGAGTTGCTGGTCTAGACGGAGCCACAGGAGCAACGGGTGTTATTGGTTTGGACGGAGCCACGGGAGCAAGTGGATCTCCGGGTGGTGCAACTGGAGCAGGAACAGACGCTATCTTTTTCCTTAACGATCTAACAGTAAACACATCTTACAGCGTACCAGCATCTAAAAATGCAGGAACATTTGGCCCAGTTTCAGTTGCTAGTGGAGTTACAGTAACAGTTCCATCTGGCAGTGTATGGACAATAGTATAATTTTAAAAATAATGCTTGCATTAAATAATAATTACATTTAATTTCAAAAAACAATAACTCATGTCTTGCTCTAACACATCTACATCTACTTGTTGCCCAGATGTTCCATATCCCTCTGTTTCACCAGAGTCAGTTCCTTCGTTGATTGGAAATCTTGTTTATGCGCTTTATGGCACAATCAACAAGACAATAATTAATGGACGTGTTGTTTGGGATATTCCATGCGATCCGAATAATACTGCTGAAGCAGATAGCATTCCAAGAGAAGAGGGAGAAGGATTGCTTTGTTATCTTCTTCGATTGTTTGATGAATATTTGTCTGGTGGAGAATTTTTGCGTTGGGGATTTTCTGGAAGTGGGCAAACAACATTTCCATTGCCGGGAGCCTATCAACCGAATCGAGTTGGATATATTGCTTATATTAACGGGTCAGTTGTTGATCCGATCAATTATACAATTTCTACTACGCTTCCAAGAGTATTGACACTAAATACACCACTTCTTGCTGGATCATTTCTTACTATTGTTGAGCTTTCCAGCAGAGCAGGAGCGACTGGAGCTACTGGAATTCAAGGATTAACAGGTTCAACTGGTGCTACAGGAATTATTGGCCCAATTGGAGCTACTGGAAGCACTGGAAGTACTGGAAGTACTGGGTTAAGAGGTTCTACAGGAAGCACTGGGTTAAGAGGTTCTACTGGAAGCACTGGATTAACAGGTTCAACAGGCCCATCTGGAGGCCCAACTGGGGCAACGGGGCTAATTGGAGCTACTGGAGCAATGCCAATGGGTGGAGGAACAGATAAATTATTTTACGAAAATGACATTGCAATGACAACAAATTACACTATTACATCTGGCAAAAACGCCATGTCCGCAGGGCCAATCACAGTAAATTCTGGAGTTGTATTAACAGTTCCATCAGGAAGCACCTACACAATCGTATAATATTATGGCACTAATTCTCGACGGAACATCAGGTTTGTTTGGTAATGTAACTGGAGGAGGCATCTCTGGAACTGCGCTTGCAACTGGCAGCACAACTGCTCGTTCGCTGGCAAATAGGTTTGCTGATGTGGTCAATGTAAAAGATTTCGGAGCGGTTGGTGATGGAGTGGCAGATGACACTGCTGCGTTTCAGAATGCTATTGATTCAATAGGAATAAATGGAGGTGCAATTTTTATTGGTGATGCAAAAATTTATATTTCTTCATCTATTACAGTAAAACCAAATATCAGAATTTATGGAAATTTTGATCATGGAATAGTCAATTATTCAACTCAAAATTATTATAATCTTGATTCTCAAATCCTGCTTGAAACTGGAGCAACAATAAATTTACAACAAAATTCATGCTTGGAAAGACTTCTAATTATTAGAAAAGGTCTTTATACAACAGTTCCAACAAACGCAACTGAAGCGCAAAATATTGTTAATTCATTTTCTGGAACAGCAATTCAAATTGGAAGTGGAGTTTCTGGAATTGGAAGTGATGCCTCCGTTGTTTCATGTATGGTTTTAGGTCATACAAATGCAATAATTGCAACAAATTCAGACAGAATTACAATCAATTCTGTATTGATTGATTCTACAAATGGAATTAATATAAATACATCATTTGACATAAACAGAATATATTCTGTTCATTGTTGGCCTTTTTTAACAGCACAAGTTTCTGGAGTTGGTAATACCCCCAATAATCCAGCACCCAATAGAAGGTCTGGTTATGGATTTAAATTAGAAAATTTCTGCGATTGGTCAACACTTATTGACTGTTTTGCTTATGGGTATTCTACTGGATTTATATCATCAAGCACATCAAATGTTTCATTTGTTCGTTGCCAATCTGATTACACAAACCCAAATACAGGGTCTGTTTGTGGATTCAAAACTGAAGGCACATCAACCTACACTTCGTTTACAAATTGCACAAGTATAGCTGCAACAAACGGACTAATTGTTGATACTACAGGAGGAGTTTCAAGTGATTCTGCCGTAAGAATAAATGGATGTTTATTTGCAAACTCATCAGAATGTATTTTAGTTTCAAATGGCAATATTACTTGTGTATCATCTACATTTCATAGCGGAACATTTGCGGCATCATTCCAGTCTGGATCAGACGCAAGTTCAATTGTTGGATGTATTTTAGATGGAGTCAATTCGGATTTTTCTTTTTCAAGCGATAATACAAAATTTCAAACTGCAATAATTGCAAATACATATAATACAGTAACAGTTACAACTCCAGAAAGATTAGTTAATAACAATTTCGTAGTTCAAAATACAGCAGCAAATTTTGAAGTATTTGACAAGAGGACAATAACTGGTGGGGTTGGGCCAGAAGTATTGGGATCGCAATTATTTTTAGCAGGAAAACAAGATTCGTTTAAACTTGCTGCTAACTTAGTGTCTGCAACTGCTGGAAATGAAGCTGTGAGTCTTGATTTTTATGTTAATCGAAATGCTTCTTTAGTTAAAAGAATGACATTGAAGTATGACGGAACACTTAATTTATCTAACATTCCAACATCAGGTGCTGGACTTGTTTCTGGTGATCTTTGGAGAAATGGAACTGTAGTAAATATTATACCATAAACTATTAGCGCAAATATTAAAACATCACTATGAGTCTCATAAAAGCAAACGAAGTCCAGATCGGACAATCAGGAACAGCAACGCAGAACTTCACGCTGGCAGTGCCATCGTCACCAGACGGCACGATTAAGCTGGCACGGGGCAATTCTGGAGCAACTACGCAGGATGTGATTAGTGT